CAATCCCGGCTACAACTTGTAGCCGTTGAAAAGATTGGTCGATGAAATCGTGAAACCACCCGATTTTGGTGTAGGCGAGAATAAGTCCACCTACCACCAGGGCAATCGCGGCGACAACAAGCGCAATAGGCGCAATAGCTGCCCATTCTGCTGCCGTCAATCCCCAAAACGTGCCTTCAAGAGTGCCCGTAATGATAGCGGTAATACTGGCTATCGTGTTCCACGCGGCAAGCCCGAGCTGCCAAACGCCAAACGCGGCGGCGGCAACTCCGATACCGATAGCGAACGGACCCCACAGGTCGGATGTTTCTTTTACAAAATTGAAGATTTTGGCGGTAGCCTGCGAGAACTGTTCAAAAGTTGGCACGCCCTGGTTTGTCACCCAATCAACTACAGCGCCAGCAATGGGTAAGAACTTTTCCCCAATTTCTGCCGATAAGTCTTTCCACTTTGCAGCCAAAACTTGCGTCTTGTGCTGATAGGTATCGGTTTCCCTATAAAAGTTCCCTTGAGCGTCGGCAGACTGCTTGAAAAGAAGCGACTGCACAATCAGCTGTTTTTGCTGTGTATCGAAAGACCCGCCCGTCTTTTTGATGCCTAGATTCAACCCTTCTTGGGTGAGCATCGCATCATTGAGCGAGATACCATAACGCTCGATGGGGTCCATTTCACCGCGCAATGCCGCCGATATGGCTTCAATCGCATCGGCGGTCGTGCCCCCATACATACTTGCTAGGTCGGCGCCCAACGCGATGAGCTTGTTAGTTTTGCCGCCCAATTCCTCCATAGGGGTACCAGCGTTTTTGAGCATGGAACCAAGCACCGAGGCAAACTGGTTATATTCGTTCGCCGAAATGCCGACTGAGGTGCTGGCGGCAGCTGCCCACATGTGCATCTGCTCAGCAGAGCCTTTGAACACGGAATCCACGGCACCGACAGACTGCTCTAGGTCGCCGGCGGCGGTTAGGGCCTCTTTGACTCCGCCGAAGAGCGTGATACCTCCGAGCAATCCGCCACCTGCGACGAGTGCTCTTTTAAAGGTCGATGAGAAGAGGCTGCTTGAAGTTTTTGCGGCCTGTTGCGCCTCATGATCTGCTGAAGCGAAGGCGCGTTTAAACCCGGCTTGAGCCTCGGGCGCTACACCTTCCACACCTTTTTTGAAGTGCTTGCCAATACGACCGAAGGCGCCGCCCGTTTTCTCTGCTTCATGACCGCCAACTCGGACAGCCTCAGTGAGGGATTCTTGCGCAGATTTGAGTGACTGAGAATGCCCGCTAATCTCAGTAACAGATTTGCGGGAGACGTCTATGTATTTTTGCCGGGCGGATGTTACCCGATCTTCGGCTGCCTTGACGCCAGCAAGTGCCGTGCTAGCAGATGCACGGGCGTTTGAGAGCGTACTTTCAGCGGCAGAAATTTGCGCCTGAGTGGCAGAGCCGGAAGAGCGCAGAGAATTAAGTTTAGCTTCGGCAGCTTGTACAGCTGTGAGCTTGGCAGCGTGTTTTTCCTGAGCGGCAGTGAGACGAAGCTCAGCCTGTTCAATGCTGGACGCGGCGGCGGTACGGCGGCGAGCGGCGATTTCGGTTGCTTGCGCCATACGATCCTGAGCGTCTTTAACTTTTTGCTCTAGCTCTTTCGTATCCACTGGTTTTGCCTCGGTGAAGGCGCGGGCCATATTTTGCCCAATCTCACGCCCTGCAGCGGTGCCGTATTTTCCGGCACCGCTGAGAGCGCCAGCGATTTGACGTGAGAGGGTCGCAGTTTCGACCGCTAGTGTGATGTACCCGGTTGCGAGCTCGACAGCGGCCATTTGTCACCTCTCAGTATTCTTTTTTGCTAGGCGAAGCGTGACATGAAGTCTTTTTTAGCCTCGTCATAGCTCATGGGTGCAGCGGCGATTTTGCGGGTTTTTTCGTCCCACGGGCGTACTGCTGGTTTGAAAGACCGCAGCTTTGCACGGTCGCCGCCGCGCTGCAGATTTGCCACTGCAAGGATTTCTTTAATGCTTTGCACACCCTCGAACATGGGGATGTACCAAAGCCACTTTTCGGGCTCGCTGGCACGCTGGATCGGACCCCACGGCGGCTCGGATTCAATCGCGGCGATAATATTTGCCCACGATGCTCTACCGGTGCGGGGTGAATCCCAGTCGAGCCCGACTTCTAACAGCCGGGCTCTCACAGCGGCTTCGTGTTCCTGATAGAGCTGGATAGCTCCTAGGATTTTGGGAGCGCGCCCTCACCCCATGCTTCAATGAATTCAGGGAGTTCTTCGGCGTCAAGCTCACCAATAACTTCGGCGTCTTCGGTCGATGCGCCAGCGGCAATGCACCAGGGAATAATAACCGCGACGTCACCCTTGTTGAGGGCGGCGATGACCTTCACCGGCATCTGCTTCATATCTGGAAGGCGGAAAACGCCCTCGAACAGGTCGGATTCAAATTCAACCAGGCGGTACTTCTTGGCGAACTTGCGGGCGTGAGCCTTTTTGACGTTCTTACGGGTGCGGGTGGTTGCTGCCATGTTTGCTGACTCCTATCAACAGCGCTGGCTCCGAAAAGGTGTAGCCCCTGGTGCGGCTGTGGAGCCAGCAATAAGAGTGCAAACCGCACCAGGGGAAATATGAGTACCTGCCCAATAAGGAAGGTCAAAACCGAGAAGGTTTAGCCGCCGATACCGGGAACAGCGCCGGGAACACCACCAGGTGATGCGGCACGAACGGCGGCGGCCTTATCCGCATCAGGGATGAGGGTGTACTCGGTGTAGCAGATGCCGGTTTCGGGGTCTGCCAGGCATTCGATGGAAACTTCGAGACCATCGGCAGCAGAATGGGTTAGATTCCGATCGCCGGCTACGGTGATCTGCCCGCGGGGGATAGCGAAGCGGCGCTGATACCCGTTGTTGGGGTCCTTAGTTTCGATAGTGAAAGCCTGCACTGGCGGAATGTCAGCACCATGTTTGACCTGCAGCACGCCCTCATCTGAGAGAGAGACGTTACTAGGACCGAAAACAGTCTTATTGACGTCGAGGTCAGCGGTTGAATGCAGGGTAAATTTGATTTTCGCCGAGTATTCGCTGCGCACAGTTCGTACTTTGACGCCGCCCCATACCTTAATCTCTTCGTCCGAGGCGTCCTCTGAGAGAGTCAGACCGTCCTCGTTTACATAGCCCATCGGTGTGAACTTGTCGCTGAGCTTGGTCTTAAAAGTTCCTGGGATTTCTGTTCCGAGCGGGGCGACGGTAATACCGCCGGTAATGCTTTCAGGCTTGGAGACAATAATGTCGAAATTACGCTTTTTCTCAGCCATAATTTCCCTTTCCTACTAAAAAGCTCGCCTCAGGTGGCGAGCGTGGTGGATTTGAGTGTGACTGTGACCGTCCAGGTATACGCGGGCAGCCGCGGTTCTGGGAGAGGGTCATAGGCTGGCATGGTGAGGTGACGGTCGGCGAGGTATACCGGCGCGTCATGCTCGGGCCATTCACGCATGACGTTGAAGACGCGGTTAGCTAGTGCATCGGCTGCTTCTCCGTCAGGTGCACGCACCTCGAAGCTGATGCGTTTGTCGGCAAGCTGATAGTGGTGGATTCGTCCGCCGCCGCCGTCTTTAATGAGCACTAGGGGCGTATTTTTATCCCACCCGGTCGGCGGCTCGTCGCGGGCTACCAGCACATCGGGGAGAGCCCGAGCAAAATATTTGTAGGCGGTCGAGACGTGAGAAGGGAAAATAAAACGTTCAGTCACGGCCTGCGTCCAATGCTCGAATCAAGGCGTTGTGCTTGCGATTGTGGAAGTGAGCGTGCCCTGTCGCCATGATGGAGACGGCGCCGCGTGGATCCTCTAGCGCTAGCTCGGTGACCTTGTACCCGGCAACTTTTCCACCTTTGGAAGCTTCTTTCGCGATGGCGTCAGCACGGCGTTTCAGATTGGCGCGAACAGCTGGCAGCTTGCGCAACTGTTGCAAACCAGTTTTATTGAGTTTGAATTTTTTAGCCATGCCAGCGCCGTACTTTCACTTCCGTGTAGAAAGTTGTCTTGGTGAAGGGATTCGTAATAGCCACGGCCTCACCTTCAACTTCGAATGTTTTGCCGTCGATGATGAACCGGTCGGCGGCCTCAATGGCGGTGCCAGCGGGCAGATATAGCACATGGTCTATCGTGGCTATCAGCGCTGCGCCAGCACGTGGTTCAGCGGCGGTGGGAGCATCAACGATCGCTTGGATGTCTCGACGTGTTTCGGTCTTCTTTTTGAACCCGTCAGCGGTGATGGTTTCTGCCGTTGAGAGGTGCGTTATTGTCACGGTGTGCCCTGGCAGCGGTAGACCTATCACGGCACCCACCCGAGCTTATAGGGAGCCAGCTTCTCTTTTTCTTGCTCTAGCAGAGAGACGCCCGAGGCTTCACCGTTGCGTGTGGCATAGCCGACCGATTGGGTGCCGGCTCTCTGATACGAGAGGTTACCGTGTGCACCCATTGCGGCGCGGGCTGCTAAATCCTGAATAACCTGAGCGACCGGCGCCAAATCTTCATGCCCGTGCGTGAGCTCGACGGTGACACATCGGGGCTCATGCGGGAAGACCTTACCGGCAGGCAACTTAATCCACCCGTCAGCTGAAAAACGGAAACCCTGCACCGGCACCCCGTCCACAGCGAGCGCGTGAATATCTTCAACTTTGTTGGATGGCAGCGCTAGTTTGTTGGCGCCGTTGCCGTCGAGGGTGAGGGTTTCACGGATGGGTGGCCCGACATGCCAGCCGCAATAGTTGCGGACGGTCTGTTGCGCGGTTTCAGCTGGATTTTGGGTTGCGTTGAGAATTGAGGGTTTGATGCTCATAGTTCTCTCCGTTCAAGGTTTTGCCCCCNGTTATGCCTTAAGGGTTACCTTCACGAATGCCTCGGGGCGGCGTACCGCTAGAGTCAGACGCTCCTCAGCGAGAACGGCGAAGCGGCGGTTGGTGAAATCGTCAGAATCGGCGTTTGAGGCGTTGAGCGTCAGCGAGCCCTTGCGGTAGACGGTTGCACCTTGCTTGCCGGCGCCAACGATGGCGGTGCCGGCGGGTACTTCGTTGGACTGGATGGTGGGCAGGCCCCATAGCCCGGGTTCGGGCATAAAGGTGCCGTTTCCGTAGGCTCCGGTGAAGGGGCCGCCAGCGAGATACTGCCCGTTTTCGTCCTTTGCTAGGCGCAGCTTGTCGTAGTCGGCAGGGTTCATGAGGATGCCGTCGGCGTGCAGACCGGATTTCTGGAAGACCGCCGACTTTGCCTTATAGAGCAGGTCGAGGTTGGTTTCCTTATCGTCCTTGGGGGTAGCCGCTGTGATGGTCTGAATGCCGGTGCGGTTGAGCAGGCCCTTGATGTTGGTGCCTGCGCCGTCGCCAGAGAGTAGCTGTTCAGCTTCAACAAGGATGAGCTGGAAGAGCAGGGAGTCGTTGATTTCTGAGACGAGGAAGGCGAAGTCTTCGGCCATGTCGTTAGAAATCTTCACGAAAGCGGCGATAGCCTTCAGTGCCTCATTGACCTGCTCGAAATTGGGGGCGGAAACCTGAGTTACCTTGCTGTTTTCGCGGGTGGTTGCAGGCTTGCCGTTAGCTACTTTATCCCAGAGCTTGGAAACGAAGTAGGTAATGGAGGTACCGGTAATTTCGCCCGATCCGAGCCAGTCAGAAATGACCGGTGCCTGCTGCCAGGGCTTGACAATGGTCTTGTCAATGTCCGGGATGTTCAGGTATGAGGCGCTGCCGATGACGCCGGTTGTGGCGACGTCGGTGTTTGCTTTGGCGCCGGTGCGGGGAAACTCTGCGATAGCGAAGGTTCCCTGTGCGCGGTTCTTGAACGCGGCGATAGCGCCGTTATCCTTGAGCCCGGTAGCGACGTGCTCACCGAGAGACTTAGCGGCAGGTGCGCCCTGCTGCTCCCGTGCAGGCTGAGGGGTGCCGATGCCCTTGAATAGGTCACGCGATGCGTTCAGGTTATCGTACCGCTTGGTGAGGGTTTCGTGCTTTTGCTTAAGCTCTTCAAGGCGGCTTTCGTCGGCGGCGGTGATATGCTCCTTGAGGCCGCGGTCGATAATGTCGTTGGCTTCGGCCTCGACCTGCTGAATATCTTCAAGGATGGTAGCCATTTAGTTGCTTCCTTTCCAGGTGAAATGTTTTTTGAGGTCTTCGGCCTCCGTTGCTGACAGCGTGCGCTCTTTGACCGGGCGGCGATCCTGAGCTTTGGCGGTTTCCCGCTCCTGGGCTGTGTCGTCGTCTGGTTCCTCGGAACTACCGTCGTCGGTGGCGTCAATAACCTTGTTGATGAGGTCTCGCGCTTGGGCGAGAAGTTCGGCGTTGGCGGCAGAAATTTTTCTGCCGGCCTTTAGACGGGTAACCGCGTTTTTGACGTCGGTTATCTCGGTTTCCGTGTTAGCCCCGATTTGGACGATGGAAACCTCAAAGATGGTGAGCATGCGAAGTTCGTATGCTTCACCGCCGGGGGCGGCGGCGTTTTCGACGAGTTCGGCGTCGTCGATTTGGTAGGCGAAGCTCATTTGCGCCACGCGCCCGGCTTTGATGAGTTCGTAGGCGCGGGCGGCCTTCGGGTTTGAGTCGATGTCGAGTTGGACGGTGACTTTCAGACCGATTTCGTCTTCGACGGCGGCGAGAGTTTCCCCGATGCACATTTCTGGATCGTCCATGCGGTGAGCCCAATAGCAGGGGATACCTGCACCGCCGGGCTTATACGTTGCCAGTGACTCTGTGAATGCGCCCTTGATAACGATGTCGCCGTAAGAATCAACGTTCCCGAACTTTGAGGCGTAACCTTCGAATACGCCAGTCTCACCGGTACTGTCGGCGGCCTCTTTGACCGTGAGGTCGCTCAGCACAGCGGTTTTATACAGCAGACTCATAGGGTGTCTCCTTCTAGATACGACAAAACCCCCGTGACGGGGGTTTGTGGGTTGGCCTCTATCAGGTCGTACACCCGCTGAGCGAGCGCCGCCGGTGTGTCGGTGTGGCCGGTGAGGTCTTGGGTCAGTTCTTTTTCGAATCTTCCCCGGTGCATGCCCTTTGAGGGGATGATTCGCTCGACGCGCTTGAGATGGTTGCGAATGACGTCCAGGGGTTGAGATTTTCCTGCCGGGTTTGGATCGCCGCCGTCTTGCGGTGAGGCTTGCCCGCCGATGAGGACGTTTAGCGGTGTAATGAGTTCGTCGCCGCCCTTGACCGCCGGTAGGTTCTGGATTTTGCGTGTTTCGTTGCGTGTCATCCAGGGTGCGCCGGTGGCTGTTGAGAGGATGGAGGCTTGTTCTTCGAAGCTGCCGCGTAGTTTCTCTTGGACGTTGAATTCGACAAAGGTGTTTTCGTCGGCTCCGAGCTTTGGCAACACAAAGGCGTTAATGCGGTCTTCGATTTTGCGCAGTACCGGCCCGAGCGTGTTGGTGTACAGCATTTTGTTGAATTCGCGCATGTTCGCGTAGGTTGCCCCGTCGGAATCGCCAACCATTGCCGGGGGTACCTGGTACACCTGTGCGACGGTACGCAGGGAGAGGCGCACGGATTCAGCCCATTGCTCGTCGGCAGAGTTGAAGCTAACTCGTTTAAGCTCCATACCGTCTTCGAGTAGTGGCGTGCCACCTGCGCGGGAACCGGTATCCCCGGTGAAAGCCTCGAACATCTCATAGAAACGTTGCCGGGCTGTTTTGTCCCAGCTCGGGGCGGCGGCAGGGCGCGTCAGATATGAGCCAACGCGCCCGTTGCGTTTCCACAGCTGTACCCGGTGCTTGCGGGAATGGTACTGCTCTTCGGCGGTAAGCCGTAGCGTCTCGATGGGGGATGCGTCCGAGCCTGGTACGGGGTTCCAGCCGGTGAATTCAATAACGTTCTCTGGTGGCACTTTTACGGGCTCATCGGCGAAGGGGGAGAGAATTTCATAATGGCGGATCGCCATGTACCCTTCGTAGCTTGGTTTGACCCATGATGCCGGGAATGGGTGAATCTCAATCTCGCCACTCTCGCCGGTGAGGAAGAACCAGTAAGCACGGTGGTGCAAATCAAGGTTGCCCACTAGGTCGGCGATAAGCTCCGAGCCGGTCATGTACTTGTTGGGGCGTATGCATAGTGTGCGCGCTACCGTTGAGGTGCGGTCGCGTTCACGGTCGCCGTCAGCTTTCATAGTGAAAGCGTGTAGCCCGAGTTGGGAGACCTGCTGCACTCGAAAATCAATGACCGTGCGCAGATGCGGTTGAGTACGCCACATCTCCTCCGGTGTCATGT